CCATCTGCTGCGGTTTTGTTTAAAACCATTAACTGGGCAATGATAGAGATAAAACCTTCTTGCAACATAAACGCTAGAGCTTCTTTATCGTAATCAATGGTTACTGTTGCTGATCCGTCTTTATGCTCTTTTACTGTTTTAACCTCTACTATCATTGTTTCCCCCATTTTCGGTTGTATGCTTCTTTAGCTAAGTTGTAACCATCAATTAACTCTACATTCGTATTGCCAAAAGTGTAGTGCATCCCTATCCGATAGCCGTTACTCATGCAAAAGTTTCTTAGACCTTTCTTGTTCATCTGCGTACAAATGTCTTGGTCGTATAAATGAAAGCCTGGTATCGTCTCATCGAACTCTACATCCTGACAAGTAGCCAGCAAGATGCCATCTAATGTCTCGCAAAACTCTTTGCCTTCAGAAAAATAAATAAGGCCCATACGACTCTCTAATGCGCTGCCTATGGTCTTACCTTCCCACCAAGGTACTGTGTCTGTAATGCTACCTATTACACCTACCATGCCTATATCCTCTGTGCAGTAAGCAATAAGTTGCATCCGCAACAGAGATGAATTAGTAATAATAAGATCGTGATGAATAAAGCACTTTATTTTGTTTTGTGCTTTTTCTATGCCAAAGTTGTAGCCAATCGCAATAGACTCAGGATTCTCTACAATTATCAACTCATCGTCTTGGTCTAGCCTAAGTGTAGGCAGTAAGCATTTATTTAGTAATTCTTTGTTATGCGTACAGGTAATGTAGCTAATCGATTCCATGAGCCTTCTCGATCAGTCTTGCGTACTTTAGCCAGAATGACTCAAAAGTAAACTCACCATCGTGCCTACTAAGTTCACCGATTAAATCCAATATCTTTTCTTCGTTTAGCGGTTTAGGTCTGACATGGTTAATAATGTCTTTTACAGTTTCGTACTGGGAAAGCATGACCTTGCTAACAATTTCTGCTTGAACATTTTGCAGCTCTTGGTTCATTTGTGGATATTCCAACATAAGAGACCCCTTTGTAGAAGTCTCTATGATAATCTACATCTCTACATTTGACTAGTAAACTTTTAAATAATATAAAAAGTACAGTAATTAGCTTAACTGTATATTTATGTTTATTTATATAAGAAAATGTATAGTTTTTGGGCAAGTCTTATCAAGTGGTAATAGGCCTGTAATCCTTACAATGCTTATTACCTTTTGCCTTGTTGCACCAGGCACACAATATTTGTAGATTATTAAAATCTAAAGCTAAATCTGGGTAAAACTTTCTTGGTTTTATGTGGTCAACGCAGATTTTTTTCTTTGATCCGCAGCGTTGGCATTTATGCCCATAATACAAAAGAGCTTGTTTTCGTAAAACTCGCCATTCTTTTGATTGTAAGAAACTTCGATTTTGGTTTTTAAAGAAATTAGCTAGTTCATTATCAGATAGTTTAGAAACTATAGATTTGTATAAAGACTTATTAAGATACATAGTTGCCTTTTGGTGAACGAACCTAGCCTAACCTAAGTTCGCCTTCATCTGCCTATTGGAGCCACAGAACCCGACAGTCGTTCAAGGAATCGGCACTATCTTCGCCACCGATGTATGGGCTGTTACATCCTTTATCCCCCAGTAGCCCTTGTATCTTACTTGCTGGTGGTTTTCATCGCCCAAGTAAGACCGAACCTCACTATAACCTAAAACTCAAACTCCTTGTAGTCGTATCTGCCATTATCTTTTTTAAACCACCCTATAACCACGATTCGCCACTTTGACTCTAATAATGCTGGCAAGAAGTCTGAATTTGATATTTTCTTGATCCTTGCGCTCATATTGCCTTTGCTTGTAAGCTGGATTCCTATAGTCTCTCCGTTTCCAATAGCCAATATGTCGAACACTCCAAACAAATCTTTTTTTCGCCTTGTGAAAGCGTTGTAAGACTCGACTGTATCGCACAGGTATCCCCTTTCTGTAAATAGGGTTATTGTCCTTTGATTTAGGCTAGACAAGATCATCCTTGTTTATCTTGCCCTCAGACTTAGCAATAATGGTCTCATGGTGCTTTTCGGGTATGCCGTTACGCATAAACCAGGCATAGACAGTTACATACTTTATGCCCAAAGTCTCGGAAATACCCTTATAAGAGCCAAATACCTCTAGTAGCTTATCAAATGCTTGTTGTTTTTCTGTCATGGTTTCTCCTTGTAGATGTAGTAATTCTACAACATTTCTACATTAGGGAAAGTACCTATGTTTACATTCTCTACATTTTAGATTATTGTTTCTACATCAACCACGAAAGGAGTAAAGATGAAAGATTACCGAGGCGAATGGAAGGACTTATTTTGGGGAGCTGTTGCAGCGATTCTTATGCTTGCTCCAGCTATGTTTGTGTATGTTTGGAAAACTGGAGGAGTAAGCTAAATGGAATATCACGAAAGAGCAACAGCATTTGATGTCGAGCAACAATGTGGCTATGGCGATTATGTACAAGAATATGCAGACAAGAAGTTGCGTACAGAGTATGACCCTAGCGATTATCACAACTTTACTGAGGCAGTAACAGAGGATGCTTTAGCAAAGCATTGGGATACGATTAAAGACGCATGGGATCGTGGCGATAAGAAAACTGTAGGTTTATTGATAACTACAGCTATCTACACATACTGGGAAGATAAAGCGATTACAGACGCAGAAAACGAGAGGAATCTATGAGCGTATATACAAAACTTAACCAAGCAAGAATGGCCTTGCAAAAGAAAGAACTTGCAAAGTCTGGTCATAACAAATTTGCTGGCTATCGGTACTTTGAGCTTGGTGATTTTTTGCCAACAATTCAAGAGATATTTAACGACATTGGTTTGTGCGGTGTGGTGTCGTATTCGATTGATACTGCAAGCCTAACGATTGTTGACTTAGAAGATAACAGCCAGGTTGTTATTACTAGCCCAATGGGTTCAGCAGCTTTAAAAGGTTGCCATGAAGTACAAAATATTGGTGCGGTAGAAACTTACCAACGCAGATATTTATGGGTAACAGCAATGGAGATTGTGGAGCATGATGCGATTGATGCGTCTGAGCCAGTTCAGTCGATTGACGAATATGTTAAAAAGATCAAAGCAACAAAAGACCCTGTAGAGTTGCGTAAATTATTTGGTCAGTTTTATATAAATGTGCAAAGCAATAAAGTCCTTTGTGATAAGCTGACCAAGGTTTATAACGATCAAAAGGAATTAATAAATGCACCTATCGGACAACCAGCCTGACAATGTATGTTTCGACTGTGGAAAAAAATGGGGAGCGCATACGCTAAAGAGCAGCGAGAGCCATCGGATTTGGTTAGACAAGTGTGATGTCTGTAATGATCTTAAAGCGGTTTGTGATGCGTCTGAATATGGGTATATGCAAATTGGATGGGATGAGGTAAAATAACGAAATGCCTAGCAGCTACCAACTGACTAGGCACTTCTAACCACCATTGACCGAGGATACAACGATGGCTAATCAAGATTCTACCCTAACTCAAGAATATGTTAAATTTTTGTTTGATTACAAAGATGGAAATTTGTATTGGAAACAAAATGTTGGGCATATTAAAGCCAACACTAAAGCTGGTTCAGTTTTAAATAGTGGTTATCGAAGCATTGTTTTTGATCGAAAAAGATACCAAGCTCATAGGTTAATTTTTTTATTTCATCATGGTTATTTGCCTCAATACATAGATCACATAGATGGAAACAGATTAAACAATTTTATTGAAAATTTGCGCCCAGCAACCAAATCACAAAACTCCATGAATAAACAATTTGATGCAAAAAACACTAGCGGATATAGAAATGTTTATTGGCATAAAGATTGCAAAAAATGGATAGTTACTCTAATGGTTTCTAGAAAATCAATTTACATTGGTTCTTTTGATAATTTAGAGCTTGCTGGACTTGTTGCCGATGAAGCTAGAAGAAAATATCATGGAAAATTTGCAAGATGAAGTTAAATCAATTAGGTGTCTGTTCTACGCTCGCAGCAGTAGCAGACGCTTCGGAATATGGATATTTAAAAGAGGGCTGGGATGGAGAGAAAGTGGTGTAGTAGTTGTCAGGCTGATCGACCAGTTAGTGGTTTTAAGCTGGTAGCCGTTGGCAATCGGTTAAGGCCTGTCATGCGGTGGAAGTGTGCAAGTTGTATCGAGCGAGTTTCTAAACAAAAATACAGGAGTAAAAATGGATAAATTTATTTCAACACCAAGTGGCACAGATATTACAAAACGCTGGAAGGCTTTGTACAACTATGTACCCGCCTCAGAGCAAGCTCATATCAAGCGTAAATGGGCAGAGTTCAAGGCTCAAATGGCTAAGACTTTGGATGATCTAGAACCTGAAGTTCAACCCGCAAAGGTGTTTCAATGGCAAAAACGCTCAAAATCTTTGTAGGAGTTGTATCTGTGTTTATGATACCCCTAGCAATCGTTTATACGGCTTGGAAGTGGGCAAATGAGTGGATTGATGGTGCTACCCTATGATTACAAATAAATTCACTAGAGAGGCGTTTAATCGCTTTATAGAGGGTCAGGGTTTACCCCTAGAGCATATACGAGTAGCAGAGTATTTCTTTATGAATGGGTGGAACGCAGCCGTTGATTTGATGTCCGATGAATTTTTAGATAAATGGATCATAAATGGAACAGAGAACCAATTTGTACGAAAGAACGACCCAGAGCCTATTTCCGATGACGATAGAGAATGATTGGTATCCAGTATGCTTTCACAATCGCCAACAGTACAAAGAATGGAAGTATTTTCAGCGTGGCGGTGGAGAAAAATGTACAGTATGCGATGACTGTAGCTCTGAGTATATATTTAAGATGCTTCAAGAAAATCGTTGTCACCCAATAGAGGCTATAGCAAGAACTAAACTAGAAAGAAAGAAAAAAAATGATTGATTTTTCAGAGGCATACTTAGACGCAAAATTAGCATTAAACTTGTTTTACAAGCATACCCTTACAGGCAATTGGAAAGAGGCAGAAAAAGCAGCTAGAACGACAGAAGAAATGGCTAGAACTTTGCAAGTGCTTGCGAAAGAAAACTATGACAAATCAGCTTAACGAGGTGTCTGAGGCTGTGATTAGAATTAAGCAAGATGGATCGTTTATTAGCGTAACAGTTGAAGGAGATGGGTTTTGCTATGATCTGGCTAAAGATTTAGCAGAATCTATTAAAGATGATGAGCAACCACAAAAGGCACATTAATGACGACTTTTACCACAAATGACAGAGAAGAAGCCTATAAAGAGATACTAGCGAAAGCTCCGTATCAACCAGGTTATGAGGATGCAGTCCAAGGCACAGACGATTGGCATCAACTAAGACTAGGCAAGGTAACTGCTAGTCGTATGGCAGATGTATTGTCTAAGGGCAAGTCTGGCGAGTCAGCAAGTCGTAAGAACTATCGCATAGAGTTAGTGGCCCACAGACTTACAGGCAAGCCAAGCGAGTCGTTTACTAATGCAGCAATAGAGCATGGTATAGCTACAGAGCCTCTAGCTAGGGTTGCATACGAGCTACAAACAAGCGAAAATGTAGATCAAGTTGCTTTTGTAGATCATCCTACGATAGAGTGGTTTGGCTGTAGTCCTGATGGGCTTGTGCAAGATACAGGTCTTGTTGAGATTAAATGCCCGAACACCACTACGCATTTAGATTGGATGGATGATGGCAAAGTGCCTAGTAAGCATATACCGCAGATGATGGCGCAAATGGCCTGTACGGATCGAGATTGGTGTGATTTTGTGTCGTATGACCCAAGACTGCCAGAGGACTTACGATTGTTTGTAGTGCGTTTAAATCGAGATCAAGAGTATATCAACTCGATGGAAGTAGAAGTAAAGAGGTTTTTAGATGAAGTAGAGATGACTATTAATAAACTGAAAGGTAGGAAATAATGGCTTACGAAATGAAAGATGGATCAGCTAATCTATTTAAGAATGATCGCAAGGAATCAGAAAAGCATCCAGACTATACTGGTTCTATTATGATTAATGGGCGAGAGCATTACTTTAGTGCTTGGATCAAAGAGGGCAAGAAGGGGAAGTTTATGTCTTGCTCAGTAGGCAAGCAGAAAGAAGCGTTTAAGCCTCGTGGTGATGATGAAATGCCTAAGAACACCATTGAAGATGATTCGATCCCATTCTAAGGAGAATGATATGAAAAAAATTGCTATTGGTTTGGTA